AGTGCTTTAATAAGACCCATATACTTGTTGCGTATAAGAGCAAACTCATTACAAATGTGTTGCTGGTCGATAACATCAGGTTCACCTTCAGCATACTTGTCAGCGTCACGGCTACTTAGAGCACGATTATAATGCTCTAAAAACTTTTTATATTTTTGTGTTTTTATTTTACGAAGTTCAATATTCAGATATTCCAGAATTGCTTCTATCTCCTGTAATTGATTAAAACGATATTCAATTATACCAGGCATGTCTCGTGAATGTCTTTCAACACTACCTTTAAGGCCACACTCTTTACGTGCTTCGTCTAATTGTTTTTCGTAATAATCAATTGCAGGGATAATGTTACTGATATCTTTTCGTATATCGTTAAACCAGCTCATTTACCATTCTTCATCATCTTCGTTAAACTCGTCCAAATCTACATATTCAGTATATTTGTCTCGGATAACTTTGTCAATAGTTCCGTCAAAACCAACTAGTTCATCAGATACTTCTTCAATATCAATTGAATCTTCTAGGGTCATTAAGAACTTTTGACAAGCGTCATATTTGTCCTTTGCTGTAATGTATGGCTTTACTGCCATCCAAAGATTCACGAACTGTTCAATTTCGTCTTCACTTAGTTTCATATGTATCAGTTTCCTCAGATAATGTGTTCTCGTTATTTAGTTCATCAGCATCTTCAGTAACGTCATCTACTTTTTCGTCATCCCATTCCGACATAATTAAGTCGAGAGCACCATCTTTATTGGCATTCCAAGGCTTACGGAACATTTTAATTACTTCGCCTGTTGTTGGGCTAGTATATTCCAAACTGTTACCGCTCTTCTTGAGAACGTCCTTGGCTTCCAAAAACTCTACAAGTCCACTGTATGGGCTCATGCCTGTTTCATATGGGATCTCCACTTGTACACTTTCAAAGGGTTTAGCATAACGTGTTTTCATTACCTTACACGCCGCTCTAATACCATGTACTTGTGAAGTCTTGTTGCCGTCTGCGTCTACTTTTAGTTTAAGTTTACGCATAGCAACCACAATACTACTTGCGTAGATAAAGCCTTGCCCACCACTAATCTTATCATCTGGATCAAACATATCCTGCGATGCGTATGTGTGGTTAGTTGCCATTAGTCCTACGTTGTATTCGCCCAACATATTAACAGTATTACGAACCAGTGATGTTAGTGCTTTAGGCTTACGGCCCAAGTCACCCTTCATATCACCTGCTTCAAACTGTTTAACATCAGTTGGTGTCAACATCATACCCAATGAGTCAATCACAAACAATACTTTAGGACGTTCGTCCTTTTCCTTGTCTGCCCATTCCTTTTTGTAGTCTGTCATGAAATCACTCATAACTTTGGCTACATCGTCAATCATTGCTAAGTTAAGTTTTAGCAACTTATCTGGACTTGTATCTACATCTAATGCGTGTAGCCAAGTCTCATCTAGTGCGTTTTCAGTATCAATTAGTACAACAAAAATGTTTTGATCCTGCGCTTGTTTAACAATATTACCAGCCGCAATGTACGATTTACCTGCGCCTGATTCACCAGCTAGTACTGATACTTTACCAAGTGGAATACCCTTTTCAAAGTCTCCACTAATTAATTTGTTTAGTGTATAATTACCTGTTGAAATCCATGTATCTGGATCATTAAACCCAACACTTAGTCCGGGCACCGCTTTAGTAATACTCTTGCGGAATTTACTTACATCAAATGGTCTTGCCATTATTATCTCCTAGAAAGAAAGTGTCGGGCGACATATTTGCCGCCCTTAACTATATGTTATGGATTTATGCTCTTGAGCGGATTGCCGCTAAGATGTCCTGCGCACTTGGCTTGTCACCTTCAGCTGCTACTGGAGCAGGTGTTGGTGTTGGTGCCGCTTCTGCTACTGGAGCAGGTGTTGGCGTAGGTGCTGTTGCTACTGGTTGTGGTGTTGGCGTTGGCGTTGCTACTGGAGCAGGTGCCGCTGCTGGCGCACTACCATTATTTGGTGCGCTGTTTGATGTATCAATTTGTACACCTGCTGGGCGATAAAAATTACCCCAACGTTCTGGATCATACATTTTACCATCAACACTTGCTTCAAACATTTCAGCAATTACTGCCAACTCTGCTTCGCTTGGTTGCTTTGGTAGATAATCATTTAGATTATACAATCCATGTGTTTCGATAGCCGCACGTTCATTGCTATCTAAGCTACGTTCTCTACGAGCCCAACCACTAGTTGAGTAATCTGCGTATTGACCTTTTGTTGTCTTAGTAAGACGGAAGTCTGTACCACCTTCAAGGTCTGTAGGAAGTTCTTCAAAGTCACTACTCATTAGAGCACCTTTAATAATATTGAAGATACTTGGATTAATTACAAATCGACGGATTGGATTTTCTGGAGACTCTTCTTCCAAAGAGTTTTCAGTTACAAAACCTTGGAATACGTATGAACGTTTCTTCCAATACTTACGACCCATGTCTTCTAGACTTGGATCTTTAAACCACTGACGTACCTCTGATAGTACTGGACAGCTTCCAACTGGTCCCCACATTTCATTACATGGAACGTTTACAACACAACGACGACTGTCTGGTTGTCCTTCGATTCCTTGAAACTCCATGCGAATCATTTGACGCTCACGCCAAAAGAAAGTGTTTCCTGTATCTCCATCTGGAAGGAAACGAATTACGCTTGTTGAATTTTCTGGGATGTTCCAAAACGGATAGATTGCGTTATCGCCTCCGCCGCTTTGCTTGCCTGGACCGCTGTTGTCCTGTGCTTGTAGTTTTGCTTTAATTTCTGCCAATGATGCCATAGTTATTCTCCTAATATGTTTGCCTATGTGTGTTGCTCTAAGAGCAACTTTTGCCTAAGTTTGCCTAAGTGACAATGTACTTATTATCACTAATATATAATACCTGCGTTAGTTTGTCAACTAAAAAGTTTATTAATATCATAAGATTCGAATACTTTATTGATATCCGCTTCCCATTGATCACTTTCTGCATGTACTGGTGTCTCATTGTGTGTTGGCTGTAACCTCGGCATCAGCGAAGCAAGTGCTTTTGCTGATTTACCCAGTATAGCATCGTCGTTGATGCTGTCAACCAATTTACTTGCTTCTGCAAGACAATTTGACATTGTGCTTTCGCTCTCATCAAGAACGTTAGCAATATACTCCATCACTGCACCTAGTTGTGCTCGTGCTGAAGAATTCTCAAATGTGTGGTTCATTGGATTTTCAGGATCGCCGACAATGTCAGTTCCTTCTTTAACCCAAACTGTTTTACCACTATTTTCAACAACACTTACAAGGTTGTTGATTGTTTCTGCTACTTTTGTATTGTGTTCACGTACTGCTTGCATTTCTTTTACAAGTGACTGAACATAAGGTAGTGCGCCTTCTACATTTTCATCAAAGTGATGTACTGTAAATTTTGTTTTGATATCATCTAGTCCATTTTCGTCCAGTTGCTCATCGCTGGCTTCAAATGCTTCAATCATTGATGAATAGGTTCTTGCGCCCTTCATACGGTTAAGTGTTTCACGTATACTGTTAATACGTCCAATAACTGCTTCTACAATATCTGCTGTATCTTCGTTAACAAGTCCATTCTTTTCACTATAACGTCTAAACTCTTTAAGTTTCTTTAATTCTGAACATTGCTCTGCGATATGTTTGCCGAAGTCATCCATTGGATTACCACCAGCTTGTACGTGACGTAGCATAGCTCTACCGCCTGCTAAGTTATTACTTGGAAACTTGTAACGTTCGCCTTCGCTGTTTTCAATATAGATGGCTTGAATGTTTCTACTACGTGATCCACGCTGTTCTTCATTCACTGCTTTGTTATGTTTAATAACAAGTCTAGCACTTTCTAATTTTTGGTAGCTACTTTTGCTACTCCCGTATGCGGCTCCGATGCCTTCATTTACTGTATCTTGATTCATGTCTTTTACCTTTTGAGCTTGGTAGTCGAAATCTTTTGGTTCAATTGACTTGGTGAAATTCTTTAGTGTGTATTCAATAATACTACGGTTGGCCAAAGTTTTAATCTGTCCTAGTGTTTCTTTTATTGATTGATGATCTACATTTGATCCTAAACTTACTTTTATATTACGAGTATTTTCAGTTTCATCTAAACTAATCATAGTTCCAGTGTCTATCATAAAAAATCGTCTAGCTTCTGCAGGGTCTACTGTATCAGCACCCTCATCAGTATACAATTTTAAATCGTGACCGTTGCCTTTGAGTATTTTAAACATCTTTTCTGCAACTAATTCTGAACTCAACATATCTCTTTAACTTTCTATATAATGTATTTATACCAAAAACGTAAATGGCATAGGTGCTAGATCTTCTTCATCACTAAAACTATCTTTAAGCTCGTTATATGTAACTTCATCATACTGTGCTACTTGTTGTGCGACTCTAACCACCAGCAATGCTGACATTACTAAGTCATCAGTTTCGCCTTCTTTTGCGCTGTAACTAGCACCACGAGCAACAAATGTTTTTGTTTCACGTAGTAGTGTACTACTGGCTATTTCCATTTTATCAGTTTCAATCCAGTTTTTAAATTTACTACATGCTGCTAACTTACTTTTGTTTGTAGTAGTAAACCCTTTTCTATAACCTCTGCTTGATCCAGCACGTCTAGGTTCAGATATAAATGTGCCAGGTAAGTTTTCCTCACCCATTTCATTAATAACAACTAGTGCCGCTTCTCCTAGTGTATTGTTTTCTACACTCCAATATATTTCAGATTCAGGTGCTCCTGATTGTATTTCAGTAAGCATTCCACGTAATATTCTTATTTGCTCTTGTATAGGAGTTTTATTGTGCATCCACTCACCTACTTGTCGCATACCAGGAAGCTCGTATATTTGTATTGCGCTGTTGTCGCCACCTGTACCCAAACTTGGATCCAATCCAGCAATATAAGTTTTTCCATTTTGGAATGGCCTATACCAACGTACTTGTCCAGTTTTCTTGAGTACATCTTTAGTTTCCATTAACGATAACTTTACACTGTCAATAAGTGTTTCATCAAAGGCAATGAATTCATTTAGGTGTTCACGACGGAATCGCTCCTCACCAATTTTACCTGTTTCTTCATCTGCCCATTTTTGGTCACGGTCTGGATGATGTTTCCAATCAGCACTGTATGCTTTAAACCCATTTTTACCAGTTTCTTTTTCATTACCATATGCGTCAGTTGTCTTTAGTGCTTCTCGCCAAATACGAGCAAACTGGTCATCGTCTTGGTTTGGTGTGCTTGTAATGATACATTTACCACCTGTACTAAGTGTTGGTGACAATGCTGTCCAGAATTCACGAGCAATAGTAGGTCTCACAAACGCAAACTCGTCTAAGTACGCTAACGATATACTTAAACCACGTCCAGTATTGTCTGTAGTTGCTTGAGCAATAATACGGCTACCATTGTCAAACTCTAGTGATCCTTTATTATATGCTGTAACACCAGCACGTATAAAGTTTGGTAGTAGTTCGTAAGCAAAACGTATACGCTGCATAATCTCTTGTGCGCCACTATATTTGTGCGCCGCAATTAGAATAGTTTGATCTGGAATAAACATACTATACCACAGCAAGTATGCGCCCGCCGCAGTTGATTTACCCATCTGTCTACTAATAAGAGCAATACTGTATCTGTGATCGTGATACGAATTTAATAGTTCTCTTTGGTAATCAAACAACTCAAATTTAAGTCTACCCTTGGTAGGGTGTTGAATCCAAACATATTCAGTTATAAAGTACTGCGGATCCATAGCACATTTAGCGAGTTCTTGTAACTCATGCGTTGTGTATTTTTCTTTTGTGTACGGGGTTTTAGTTAATTTTGTATCTACTGACATACTAATACTTATGTTAAGTTAAAAAAGGGGAAGCGACAAATTGTTTTGTCAGCTTCCCCAAATGTAAACCTTAAGCCTGTAATTAAGGGTTGTATATTATATACCCGCTAGTTTGCGCAAGTAATCTAATTCTTCGTGTGCGTGTGTATGCGCATCATTGTTGCATTCACATCCTGGTTCTGGTTGGCCAATTGTACATCCACAATCTTCACATGTTGCTGTTGCTTCTTCGCCTAAGCCTTCGCCCATTCTTGACAACGCATCTTGAATAACATCTGCGTCTAAGGCAGTTAATAGTTCGTGCATTACTTTTTCAATACCATGTTGTTCGATCATATCGTATACTGGTTTTGTATAATAGCCGCCTGCTTCGTTAGTTTT